TTCGATATCCCATTTATGTTCTATCAACTTTTCTTTCCAGATTCTAGCCCACTCATTTGGTTCATACTTAAGCACGGTAGCACGAGTAGTGTTATCCATTGCCATTGCTGTTTTCCAAATTTGAGTACGACCATAACCGGTTGAGAAAGGTTGATCTTTCCATGTTTCAGGATAACCTGAACCTTGTGAATGTGCTGTACCTACAACATATGATCTCTTAGGTTCTAAGTATTCAGCGATTGAAAAACCAGATACGTCTATTGCATCTAAAGCGTTATTATAAGCTGAATAAGAAGAAAGCTCGAAGGTTGATGTACCTCCGCCTTTTCTTACAACTTTGCACTTTAGTATAGCTGCATTAGAAACACTAGATAAGTCAACACTAACTACTTGAACTATAAGATAATCATCAGCTGCGGATGCAACACTTGCAGATGAATCATCCCAAGAACCAGCTGTAACGCTAGTACTATAAGGGATTCTAACCATCTGACCTGGTATGTAGAATGCAGGTTGTGTACCTGAATCACCGGGTGATATTTCATTTGTAGATTGACCATAAATATTCTGGATGTTACCAGCAGATTTATAATCTGAAATCATACAAAAGTAATATATAGACCCAACGTCTACGTTACCATGAGTAACTGAAGCTTCTGTACCAGCAAGAGCTGATGGTGCAGATGTTCCGTGATTACTTACATAGGCGTAGCGTTTGTGAAAAGATCCACGTCTTTCTGTGAACTTAAATTCAGGGTCATCAGTAGGTTTTTTAGCGAGCTTAGATACTAACCTGAAGAAAGGGTCCTGAGCTATATTAAGTTCAGATACTCTACTACCAAAGTTGTATTTACGTCTAAGATCACCAGTATCCAAACTGGATGACGCTGGACTAAGGCCAGAGGGAGACGAAGATTCAGTTAAACCTGATTCTAACTGAAATAAATCAGCCATCTTTTACTCCTTGTATTAATTAAGGTAGATGACTAAATAAACTATTTAGCCAAATACCGATTCCAACTCGGAGTCAAGACCTACAATGGCATCAAATACGTTATCTTCTGTGGATTTTTGAACTTCAGTACTACCAGCTGTAGCCATAGATTGAGGCTGATTTTGAGTTTTCCTCATTTGATCAGCAATCTCTTCTCTAGTACTATCAGCTATATTAGCATCTCTGTTCTTTCGATTCATTAAATAATAAATATCTTCTAACTCAAGTGATTTGGACTTAGCAAAATCGGTAAAATTAGACCACTCTTCATCAGACATTTCATGTGTTTGACGAAAAGCAGTTTCTTTAGCCAACCTTTGGTTTTCAGTTTTTTGTCCTTGTAAAGCTTGATTAAGCCTTCGTTGAACAATACCATCAACCGTAGCCCCGAGCACTTTAGCAGAATCTGAATCGTTATCAGCAAATGCATCATCTGCGTCAAAAGAAAAATCTTCAGGAAGATTCAGTTGTTCTGTCATTGTTTGAGGTGCTTGACCCCCACCCTCAAAATAATTCCGCACATGCTGAATTAAATTAGGGTCTTCTCTCATTGCATCGAGTATAGGCATATATGGTTCTAGTTCGCTTAACTTGCCATTAAGACGTTTAGCTTCACGACTTGAATCACTATACCTTTTTTGCAAGACATCACTATCTTGCGACTGAACATCACTAGGGCTCGAAGGTGTATTATCACCAATTTCCGAGGTTGACTGTGTTAGTTCGTTTTCTTGTACGCCGCTATTGACACTTTGATCTAACTCCGCAAAGAAGTCTCCAGATTCTTCAGAATCAAATAGTGCGTTTTGGATATCACTTTCAGGGACCGATTGATCGGTGTTACTTACTTGTTCTTGTTCCATTTTGCTTTCCTTTTATTCATTAATATTAAGTTACTGCATTAAAATGATAATAATCAACTAGACTTTTCACTTCCTTTGACTTCATTTTTTATTGCCATTTTTTCTTTTTCAAATTCTGATTTAAGCATTCCTCTTAGTAATTTCTGTTGAGCTTCTGTTTCTAATACAGATTTTCTAACTTCATTTCCACCTTCATTAACTTTCATCTTAATACCTGCTTGTACTAATTGACGCTCTAATGTTTCAATCGTTCCTTCTTTATCTTTCATAGCTTCTTCCATTGAGGCTACTTGAGATTGTAGTTGAGCATACATTGATTTTCTTTCTACAATAGATTTCTTATTTCTTATATCAGTTTCACCTATCATTGCTATATCATCAATTAATCCAGCTTGGAACCATCTGAAATATTCTTCTAATAATGCCCATCTATTAATAGGCATTGTAGCTCCTGCTATTAATCTTACATCAAACTTAGCTGATGCATAATCTTTAAATTTACCTATTGCTTCACCAAAATCATTATAGATAGGAATATTTATTCTAGCTTCTTTATCTTGATCTGGTTGTTGACCAGCCTCAGGTTGTACAAGTCTAAATACTTTTTCTGTTGTATAATGAGATTGAGCAAACATTTGAAAACATTGACCTAGATGTTCTAATGCTGGTTCAGCAATACTACCCATCCATGCTTTTAATCTACGAGTACCAAACTCATCATTAGCAAGTAGTCCTCTATATGTTTCTGATTGTTGTTGAGTAAAACCCATCATAGCTGATGGAACACCTGCTATATATTCAGCATCTCCCTTACCTTCTTGAACTACACTAAAGAAAGCATTATTAATAGGAGCTGGCATAACAGGGGTGGGAGCATTAAAACCTTGTCTATATTTAAGTAAGGCTCCTGGGGCGGAGGAATAACGCTCCCATTCTTCTTCAGGCACAGAACCTTCTTCGTACATCCATCTAAGATTAGATGCTAGGTTTGCATTATGTAACATAATCTGATGAGCTTTATTTATCTCTTGTTGTTTACCAATAAGAGGTACAATAGCACTCATCGGATATGGAGTCCCTGTATACATATATGATATTGGTACTATAGGATACTCACTTACAGGAAGAGTATGTTCATACAAAAGAACATCATCTCCTACAGAACAGCAAATAACTATTCTGTTTTCATAAAATTTTATAGCATCTAGTATTGTATCAGCAGCTGCTCCTTGAGATAATATCTGATAACTTTTCTCTGTCATTATTTCATTTTTTATAATAGTAGCAGCATCTTGAGCTTCAGACATTAATTGCATTTGTTTTTCTTGCATAGCTTGTTCAGACATTTTCTGAGCTCTTTGCATTTCTAACTGACCTCTTTCAGGAATCATTTCGCCAGCTTCTACAGCTTGTTGTATTTGTAATTCTTTTTCTTTTAAACCAACTTGAACTTCTTGCTGAAAATCTGCCATCTTAGCTTCAACTTCTTCTCTTAGATTAGCCATTTCAGCTGGGGAAGGTTTTACTTTTATAAATACATTTCTATATGGAAACTTCTTTTTACTATATGTTTCATAAAGTGGAAGTATATCATCATCTTCAGCATTAACAGTAATACCTAATGTTATATCTTCAGGTTGTATACTTTCAGATTGATCTATATTTCTTTGTGAGTATCTTGTATTTTCAGCATTTCCAGCTGCTCTTTTAATTTTAGCAGAATGTTCAGGAAACATATTAATAAGAACTGACCTAGCAATATTCTTACGAATTTGTATAAAAGCAGCATCTCTAAATAAAAAGTCTGTAGAAGCAGGGTCAACAAATACATCATAAGGGTCAACTCTATTAAAATTAACTTCACCCATTCCTCTATCAGCATCCTTATCAATATTAATCATAAAGTAACCAATACCTTTAGTAAGTGAATCTAAGACTACTTGACTATATATTGATTTACCATTTGATAAATGCCAACAATAATCAGCTACATCAGAATGTACTTGAGCTACATCTACATCATCTCCAGTAACTCCTACTGCTTTCCATCTAGGATTATTAGCAGTAACAAAGTATTTCATTATTTCTACAATCGGTGTAATTCGATTTACAATGAATGTAGGCATACCAGACTCTTGAAGAGACTCTTTTTCATCTTTTGTTAGTTGCTCATTAAGATAAAAGTCATATCCTTTTTGAGAAGTTGTTTGCCATCTTACTCTTTGAGATGTATTAGCTCTATCCCAAAGTTGTTTATTTATTTGAGCTTTTGTTTTTTTAGTTTTTCTTGCCATACCATTTTTCTTTATATTTTTTTTCAAATATATCTATTAAATTTTCTGGATTCAACAGTCCAGATTTAATTCCTTTTGGTAACCACTTTTCACCTTCATCAGTATATACATCTGCTTTTTTTTCATATTCCATTACAGAATTTATAAGATCTTCATGTTTTTTACTTTCTTTATCAAAATATATATCAAGTAAAGATTTTCTAATTTTCTGTAATCCTGGTGATACATCTCCAGTGAACGCATAATGTAATGTTTCTTTTGGAATTGCTTTTGTAGTAAGATTCCATCTATTTACCATATCTGGATTAAATCCTGTCTCATTAATAAATATATTATATGCTTGTTGAATACCATAAGGGCTCCATGCATGCTTACTAACTTTACTTATTTTTCCTTTTTCATCCCAATCAACTACTCTTTGTAATTTTTCACCCATAAGAGCCATTAAACCTTTAGTATACCAAGGTAATTCATAAGGTAAATCAGGCTTTTTAGATTTATTATCTGCCATTTATTTTATTTCTACATGAACTAAGTCATCAAACGAATTATCTGCTACTTCGCCATCTGAATCCCAGTCGCCGCCCCAGCGGATATTAACATTAAGTTGTTTACCTATTCCTCGAACCATTCCACCCATATAGTGAAATCTTTCTCTGTCTTCCCAATCTATCGGATATGGAGCGAGATCAACAGCTTTTCCTTCAATGTGTTTGCTAAACCTGGTTTTGGTTTTGCCTTCTTTTAGTAACTTTTCCTGACGTTCCTCGCTCCGTAATCCTTCAATAATCGTAACATCCATTATCTTTACAAGTTCATTAAGTACATTAACTAACTTAGTATCAACTCCTTTTAATCGTTCTTTAGAACGCTTACCGAATCTAGGCATTAAGCTTTCTTACAAGCGTAACTTCTACCTTGCCACTTAAAAGACTTAGCTCCTCCACCACAAGAAGATTTAAATTTAGATCTGAAACTACCAGCAGCTTTACTATCTTTCTTATACTTAGCGTATGTTCCACCTTTTGTTCTTACAGCCCCTGTAGCTCCTCTTGAAACTTTACCAGTTTTAGTTACACCAGGCATTACTTTTTCTTGAGATTTCTGAGTTTTCTTTGAGTAAGCACTAGATTTTGCTACACCAGTTCTTCCTCCAACACTAGATACTTTACCCTTTTTTGCTAATCGCTTAAGTCTACGTCTTGAAACACCTTGTTCAATTTTAGATTTTACTTTACTCACCCATTCTTTTCTTTTTGTTTTTCTATTAGCCCTTTTGATTTTTTTCGAAGGCTGAGGACCATACGATTGAGGCATATTATACTCCTTTATTTTTTGTTATGCTATTATCCAACTTTTGGCTTTCTTTTTTTGTCTATACCATGTCTTATCTTTTTCATTTCTCTTCAAATCAGCAGGAAAGGCGTGTAAGTTAGCGTAGAAAAGA